AACAGTATCACACGGCGCGTTTTGGACACGCGCATATAACCTTATCTACAATGAATGGTTTCGAGACGAAAACCTTCAAAATTCAGTAGTAGTAGATACTGGCGATGGCCCAGATACAGTGGCTAATTACACACTACTACGACGTGGCAAACGCAAAGATTATTTCACTTCTGCGTTACCATGGCCACAAAAAGGAGCATCAGTAACATTACCATTAGGTAGCTCCGCACCAGTAAGAGCCAATGCAACAGATTCAGACTTAACAATATTAAATTCAAGTGGTCTTCCACGTTTAATGGGAACAGGAGCTACGAATCTGTATATGCAAACATCAACGCCAGGCGTAGGCGCACAAGCATTGTATGCAGATTTAACACAAGCAACAGCTGCAACAATTAACCAATTACGCCAATCATTTCAAATTCAAAAGTTATTAGAGAGGGACGCCCGTGGAGGAACTCGATATACTGAAATTATTCGGAGTCACTTTGGTGTTGTTAGCCCTGACGCTCGCTTACAGCGCCCTGAGTATTTGGGTGGCGGTCAAACTAGTATTAACATTAACCCAATCGCGCAGACTTCAGGAACTAATGCAAGCGGTACAACAACGCCTTTGGGCAACCTTGCTGCTATGGGTACTGGTCTCGCTCATAATCATGGCTTTACTCAATCATTCGTTGAACACGGCGTTATACTTGGTATAGTAGCCGTAAGAGCAGACTTGACTTATCAGCAAGGTCTGCAAAAAATGTGGAGCCGTTCAACACGTTACGATTTTTATTTCCCAGCATTTGCCACATTAGGCGAACAGGCTGTGTTAAACAAGGAAATATATGTAACAGGCGACACGACTCAAGACAACGGTGTATTTGGATATCAAGAAAGATGGGCAGAGTATCGGTATTACCCATCACGAATTTCCAGCTTATTTAGATCAACAGCTGCCGGAACAATTGACGGATGGCATTTAGCCCAGAAATTTACATCATTACCAAGCTTAAACACTACATTTATCCAAGACACACCACCAGTATCAAGGACACTTGCAGTAGGAGCAGCCGCAAATGGTCAACAATTTATTTTTGATTCTTTCTTTGATGTAAAGAAAGCCCGTCCAATGCCAATGTACAGTGTACCTGGCTTAATTGATCATTTCTAATGATAGGCGGATTAATAGGCGCGACGCTGGGTTTTGTAGGCCAGCAACAAGCCAATCAAAAAAATTGGGATATTGCAAATGCGGCTAATGCTGCATCTGCTGAGCAAGCTGCTAGACAAATGGATTTTCAAGAGCGTATGCGGGAAACTCAATATCAAACTGCAGTAAAAGATATGAAATCTGCAGGATTAAATCCTATGCTTGCATACTCTCAGGGAGGTGCAGGGACACCTACTGGCGCAATGGGATCAGTATCAACAGCTACAATGAAAAATGCTCTCGGTGCAGGTGTAACCGGTTACCAACAAATGTCAATGAACGAAGCTGATATTGATTTAAAAAAAGCAACTACAGTAGGTACAACAGCATCGACATTAAAAACTGAGGCAGATACAATAAAAACAGCTGCCGATATTGGTTATGTTTTAGAAAACACAAAACTAAACCAAGAAACACAACGCAATTTGCAAGAGCAGTTAAAAAAATTGCAACAAGAAATATTAAATCTTCGGGCAACCGAAAAGTATACTTCAGCCGCTACTGGTAAAGTAGGTGCTGAAACAATAAATATTAAAGAAAATATAGCCCCGTCAGTAGATCCTTACTGGTATCGGGATATAAAAAAGTATGTTCCAACCCCGTCCAGGGTGGAAAACTATGTTAAACAGCAATACTACAAATACAAAGGTAAAAAATGAAAAAATCACCATTTTTACGTACTCCATACAACTACGACCTAGATGCTGCATCGAATGAGTCAGGGCTGCATTGTGAGGATGCTACCCTGACTCAGCAGCATTTTAAAGACGAATGTGATATTAACAATATTCTTCGTCAATTCAATATTACGGGTCTATTACCCGAAAACCCACTATCGCCTCGTTATGGCGATTTCACTGGTATATCTGACTACCAGACAGCATTGAATCAAGTAATCGCCGCAGAAGACGAATTTATGCGTCTGCCGGCCGATTTACGTGCAAGGTTTGACAACGACCCTGCACAACTTATCCAATTTTTAGAAAATTCGGATAACAAAGACGAGGCAATTAAACTTGGCCTCGTAAATCCATCTGTGGAACTGCCGCAAGTCGTTGAAGTTCCACAAGAAAAAGCTGCCGAATAGGCAGCAAGCACAGTTACTCTACTAGATGTAACTGTGCTAGGTGACACCTAACCACAAAAGGAGTTTAAAAATGTATATGCGTAGATCATCAGTTAATAAAAAAAAGTCGGCACGATCTTTTAGAAAACAAAGTGCAAAAACAAAGTCGCCTAATATGCGATCCAGCCCACAGCGTGGAGGCTGGAGGTTCTAATAAAACCCCCAGGCACCTCACATGCCTTGTTATCATCCAATAAGCGCATTTCAATGCGCTGACGGTTCCATCGTTTTTCAAGAAAGACGATGGTTTAATACCGTCAAAACATTATCATTACCCTGCGGCCAATGTATTGGCTGCAGGCTAGAAAGGTCTCGGCAATGGGCTATGCGCTGTGTGCATGAAGCCCAAATGCATGAAGAAAATTGTTTCATAACCCTCACTTATAACAACGAGAACCTACCTCATGACAACTCCTTACATCACGACCATTTTCAGCGCTTCATTAAAAGACTACGGAAAGGCTTATCACCTAAACTCATACGTTATTACATGGCTGGTGAATATGGCGAACAATTCGGACGCCCTCATTACCACGCATGTATATTCGGACATCAATTCAAAGACAAAAAAATCTACAAAAAAACGGATGCTGGAAGTATCATTTATACATCCGAAGAGCTTGCAAGTTATTGGCAGGCTCGTAATCCAGCAACCGGAAAATACGAATCAATCGGCTACTCAAGCGTGGGAGACGTTACATTCGAATCTGCAGCTTACGTCGCTAGATACATAATGAAAAAAGTAACAGGACCCAACGCAAAAGATCATTATCAGAAAATAGATCCAGAAACAGGGGAAATAATAAGTAAATACCCTGAATATAATAAAATGTCGTTAAAGCCAGGCATAGGAATGACCTGGCTAAAAAAGTACCAAACAGACGTATATCCACATGATTACGTAATAATTAATGGAAAAAAGGTAAAACCACCTAAGTATTACGATAGACAATACGAAAAGGACAATCCATACGAATTTGACGAAATACTTTACAAGAGGGAAAAAAACGGTAAACTAAATAGCGAAGACAATACCCTTGAAAGACTAAAAGTCAAAGAGACTGTCCAACAAGCAAAACTTCAAAAACTTAAACGTAACCTCACTTAGGAATCCTCATGAAATTAGTATTATGTTCAGTAAAAGACCGGGCAGCAGATGCATACGGTCGACCAATGTTTGTACCATCAACTGGTGTAGCAATTAGGTCATTTAGCGATGAAGTAAATCGCGATGACAAAGACAACCAGTTATATAATCACCCAGACGATTTTGATTTATACGAGTTCGGAGAATTCGACGACAATACAGGTAGATTTAATCTACATGAAGATCCAAAATTAATTAGTCTGGGTAAACAAGTAAAAATCCAAAACTAAACCTCGAGGAAGGGCGCGGCCTGCCGCACCCTCTTCCTGAGGACACTACCAAGGAAAAAAAATGCACCGCAATCAATCAGTAAACGTACATCAGTTCACAATGATTCCTAAAGCGGAAATTCCGCGATCAAAATTTGACTGCCAAAGTACACACAAAACAACGTTTGATGCGGGCTATCTTGTCCCCGTTTATGTAGACGAAGTTCTACCAGGGGACACATTCAATTTAAATATGACGGCATTTGCCCGTCTATCAACCCCACTTTATCCAATTATGGATAATATGCACCTTGAATCTTTCTTCTTCTTTGTACCAAATCGATTGATTTGGAGCAACTGGCAAAAGTTTATGGGGCAACAAAACAACCCTAACGATTCAATATCGTACGTTGTTCCACAGCAGGTGTCACCAGCGAACGGATATGCAATCGGTTCGCTACAGGACTACATGGGTTTACCCACTGTAGGACAAGTAAATACAGGAGCAACAGTAACGCACGGGGCATTTTGGACACGTGCATATAACCTTATTTACAATGAATGGTTTCGAGACGAAAACCTTCAAAATTCAGTAGTAGTAGATACCGGCGACGGTCCGGATACAGTAACTAATTACACACTACTGAGACGTGGTAAACGC